ACATCAGCGAGGCGAAAAAAGCGATCTCCGATTCCGGGAAGCTGATTGGCGTCTGCGAGTACCGTCCGCGCTTCGGTCGTTTCGAGGTGGCATATGAGTGATCTAGCTCTCCACCCGCTTTGGCGTCAAGCCGTGCAAGACTTCATCGCCGAGTTCAATTATGGCGATCTGGTCGGGCATGACTGGCTTGAGGCTCACTTCGGGATGCCAGGCATTTCTGATGATCATCAATTCACGGCTGATCAGTTCCGCGAGCGTCAGTTCGAATGGCTGGCAAACGTTGAGGCCTTCAAAGCTGAGTTGCTGCGCGATCATCAGATCTGCCTGCAGTCCATTCGCGGCAAAGGTTACCGCTGGGTGCCTCCGCACGAACAGACGGAAATCGCAGTTGATGAGCTTGATCGCGGCGTCAGGAAGGTTTTTCGGAGTGCCGGCCAAAAGCTTCGAAACCTTCGGATCACTGAGCTGACAGACGATCAGCGCAAGTCGAGTCTAGATGCCGTCGCCAAGCTGTCGGCGCTCCAGGGGATGGCGAAAAAAGCATTGAGCTAAAGCAGTGTCATGCCCTTTCGAATGGAGGGCATCGCGGTGCGGAAGCATCGAGCGGTCTGGCTGGGTAAGGCAAGCCTGGGCAGGGTGAGGCATGGCAGGTTATGGGCTGAAAACAGCGTTCAGCCACTTCTATTGAGGTGGCTGAGCGGTGCGAAAGCATCATGTGGCACGGCTGGGCTTGGCATGGCAGGGTGAGTCAAGGCTTGGTACGGTGCGGCACGGCCTGCTTAGGTGCGGTTCGGCGCGGCGAGGGCTGTAAACAGCGTAATACCCCTTCGCAGAGGGGGTATTGCAGTGTTGATCTTTCACAGAAATGCCACGCTTCTGCGGGGTTTAATTTGCAGGCTTATCTAACCACGGCGCATGAACCGATCATTGCGGCGTCAATTTCTGCGCATCGAATGGTAAGAGTATCTCCAGGCTTAAGGCTTGCTAACGCCTTCCTGCTGCCGCTCTCTATGCCAACCATGTACGGCTCCATAGCGTCAGTCACTAGAATTACTGTCCCTCCGCCTTTTACAGAGTTAACTGTGTCGGTCAGTTCTACATATTTGTTTTTGTACAGGAGATTGGCGGCCGGAACATTTTCAGAAAAGTTTTTTTGAATATCGGCATAAGTTGTTTTAAACGGTTGCCTTACGGTTTCCTGCTCGTCGCATCCGATAATTAGCAGTGCGCACAAAGCCAGTAAGTATTTTTTCATCTTTATCCCGTCTCAGCTTGAGCCAATGCAGGCAATCACAAAAAAGGCCGCAACGGCCAGGCATGAACCAAATATCCACCACATCGCAAAGCCGAAAATCATTAATTTCGCAAGATTATCTAGCCATCCCATTTCTTTGCGGGGTAGCTGATTCTTCGGAATGAACTGCTGTCTTGGGTATTGAACCCGCTTAACTCGCCTTGCGAGCCATTCCTGAATTTTGTAGCTGAAAGGATATCCCATGTCGGCAGAAGCCTATTCCGTTGCGATTAGACTGAGTTTAACCAACATGGTCAGCTCAGGTCTCGGCCTGATTGCAAAGGATCTGCTCGGCCTGGAGAAGAACGCTGCAAAGGTCGAGGATAGACTTAAAGCGCTGAAAATGATTGGCGTGGGCTGGGGCGCCTCCCATGTCGGCGAGGGCATGCTGAGCTTTTTAGGGAAGACGGTAGAGGCGAGCAAAGACTACACGCACCAGGTAGCACAGCTGAACATTCTCGGAATGAAGCAGGCTGAAATCGCCGAAGTAATTTCTGCCGCATGGAAGACATCAGGTCAGGTAATCACATCGAGCGCAGCCGATAACATCGAGGCATACCGTGAGCTTAGGGCTGTATTCGGCGCCGGGCATGAGCATGAAGCGCTTGCCGTTCTGCCTATCGCACAGCGCTCCGCTGCCATCCTTGCCTCCCTTACCGGCAAGTCTGCATCGGTAAAAGATATCGGGTATGACATCTCGAAAGCTGCTGAACTGACCACTATTGGCGGGATGAACGAAGCGCAGCTCGCCAAGCGAGCTGAAGAATTTACCCGAGCTCAAATCGCGTTTGGCGGAAAGATCAACGCTCACGATTTTCACGGTGCGCTGAAAATGACGCGCGGCGCGTCGATGAATTACAACGACGACTTCATCAGTCATTACCTGCCGACACTCATCCAGGAGATGAAAACGGGTAATGCTGGCGGCCAAAGCGCGGGCGTTCTGCTCCGCAACTTCGACCGGGCCGTGGTAGGGCAGGTCATTCCTCTTAATAAGCTCCAGACATGGATGGATGCCGGCCTCGTAAATTCAGCGAAGGTAGTTTGGAATAAGCAGCACACCGGACTGAAGAAAATAGATCCGGGCGGAGTGGTCGGCCAAGACGTAGCCAGCGCCAACCCGCGTGACTGGTGGGAACTTTATGGCGAGACCGCTGTGCAAAAGCTGATGAAAACTCGCGGACTGACTGATATTCAGGCAATCGCGGCGCTTGGCACCAATCAGATGACGACAGATCTGTTCAAGAAGTTCCACTTCCAGAAAGTGCAGTTTGATCGCGATAAGTTGCTAATTGATCAGGTTGGCAGCAGCAAGGATTCATACGACAAGCTGCTGAAAACAGACCCTCAGCTTGCCCAGCAGGCCATGGAAAAACAATGGAGTAACGTGCAGGCAAGGATTGGCTACGAGATTCTGCCGAGGCTGATTCCCTACATGATCAAGTTCGCTGATGGGCTTGACGCAATCAGTCAGTGGATGGAGAAAAACCCTGGGAAGATGCAGTGGATCGTCGGTGGATTTCTCGGCCTAGGGATCGCGTTTAGCGTCCTCGGGAAGGTGATGATGACCGCGGGCATAATCAAACTACTCGGTATTGGTCCGATGTTGATGGGGGCGCTAGCTCCTGTCGGTCTTGTGATTGGCGCAATCGTGCTGATTGGCGTCCTTGCTTATGAGGTGTGGAAGCACTGGGACGTCATTAAGCCAGCGCTCCTAAAAACATGGGCATGGATCGCCGACACGACACTGAAGCTTTGGGACAGCACGAAGCTGGCATTCGGTAGCGCCAAGGTATGGCTCACGAATACCGCAGGCATGTTGTGGGACGGGCTGAAATTTGGCATGAAGGCCTTCGTCGGCTTCTATCTGAGTGCATGGCAAGGCCTGTTCAACACCCTGATCTCGGGAATTAACGCAATCCTGCCAGCAGCGGCACAGATCGGAAAAATGCACTTCGCCGACGATTTCAAAGGCGAGGGTGGCGGCCGATCGCTTGTAGCGCCAGTCCCGAAAAAGGACTTCAGTCGCGACCCGTTGATCGTCCAGATGCACCTCGACAAGAAGAAAGTCGGAGAAATCCTGATCGGTCAAATGGCCCGCGAGGCTTCCCGCCCGAACACTGGCACAAACGCCTTCGACCCATCCCGCAGCATGCTGATGCCAGGCACCCCAAGCGCCGTTCTTCCAAGGAATTAACCTGTGAGCTTTCTCGACAACTTTGCTCCGGGCGGCGACCCGTTTGCGACGCGCCTGATTGTGGGTGACGTCGAATTCGTCGGGCTTGAGGTTCCTGAGTCAGCTACTCCGGGTGCAGGCAAGCAGCAGACCGTTGTGCACAAGCTGGTGGGCGGCAAGCGCATCGTTGATGTGCTGGGCGTCGATTACGACAACCTGTCGTGGTCCGGCTGGTTTCTCGGCGCCACGGCGGGTGAGCGGGTTTCCGCACTGGAGACCATGCGCGACACCGGCGTCGCGGTGAACTTCAGCCTCGACGATTACAACTTCAGCGTGGTGGTTTCCTCGTTCACGCCGCGTTACGAGTTCAAATACCGCCGCTCCTACAGCATTGAGCTGCTGGTGATCGAGCGCCTGGATGCGCCAGTCAGGGTAAATGCCCTATCCGGCGCACTGGACGCCCTGATCAATAGCGACGTCGGCCAATCGCTTGGGCTGGCCAGCATCATCAATGTCTCGGCGGTGACCAGCGCCATCAACAGCGTCAAGTCGGCGGTGTCGCAGGTGCAGGATTTTGCCAACGCAACGGTGGACACCATCCAGACCGTGATTCGCCCCATCGTGGCGGCGCAGCAGATCGTTCAGTCGACGATTTCGCAGGTAGCCGCCTCGGTCAACGACATCACGTCGCTCGGCGGCCTGATCCCCGGCAACCCTGTGTCGAATGCAGCCAACAACCTGCTACGTCAGTCCAATGCGCTGACCCAACTTGCACCGCTGTACCAGATGCAGAGCGTATTGGGTCGACTGCAGAAAAACGTGCTGTCCGGCCCGCTGGCCAACGGCACGGTGAGCGTCACTACCGGCAACACCAGTCTTCAACGCCTCTCGGCCGACCAGTACGGCGACCAGTCGCAATGGACCAAGGTCGCCGCGGTGAACAACCTGACCGACCCGAATATCACCGGCATCCAGACCGTCAAATTTCCCCAGGGGTAACGCATGGATGTGAATGATCCGTTTGCGCCCGCAGGGGCGCGACAGGTGGCCGGCTACGTGCTGCTTGCAGGGGTTGAGGTGCCATTCTGGTCGTGGGAGGTCGATTCCAACTCGTTCTACTCGGCCGATACCTTCTCGATCACCTTCGCGCTGTCGGCCATGCCGGCAGATACCGGAACGTTGGCGTGGTGGAGTAAGCAAACGTCCATCGAGATTTCCATCTCGGCGGCGATCATCGGGCAGAACTCCTGTGACGTGAAAAACCTGATCATCGGCGGTGTGGACAAGTGGCATTTCAACCCGGCCAAGTTCGAAGTCACCGCCGAGGGCCGGGATTACACCGCCAAGCTGATCGATACAAAGACCAGCGAAAAGTTTTCCAACTACACCACCAGCCAGGTGGCGACGATGCTCGCCCAGCGGCACGGCCTGACACCGGTCGTCACGGCGACAACCACCAATGTTGGCGCGATCACCAAATACGACCACACCCACGTCACGGACGAGCGCACCGAGTGGGATCTACTGTCCTACTTCGCCGGGCTGGACGGGTTTCAGGTCTACGTGGTCGGCAACGAATTGCATTACGAACCCGAGCTTGATCCAGACAAGGCAGATCAGTACGTCATCCACTGGAGCGCGCCCATCCTGACGGCCTATCCGCAGTCGAACGTCAGCGATGACCTGCAGTTTGAGCGGGATCTGACGCTGGCCAAGGGCGTGACGGTGCAAGTCCGGTCATGGAAGGGCGGCAAGGCATTTACCGAGACCTACCCGAACAACGGCGCCAAGGGCATTGCACCCGGGCAGGCCGTGGCCAAGCGGCAGGTTTACAGCATCGTGCGTAGCGGTCTTGATCAGCAGGGCGCCCAGGCATTGGCCCAGGCCATTCACAAGCAAATCACCGCCCACGAAATGCGCATGAGCACATCGATGCCGGGCGACAACCTGCTGACGGCTTCCACGATCGTGCGCGTCGAGGGCACCGACTCTACGTTTGACCAGCTCTATTACCCGGATTCTGTTCGGCGCTCGATGAGCTTCGAAGGCGGCTACTCCATGAGCCTGACCGCCAAGAACCACAACCCCAACTCGATGGTGCTGCCGTGATCGGACAATTGACCAATGCGCTGCGTCTGCACCAGAGCGACGGCAGTTCCTACCCGCGCAAGGGCACGATAACCAGCTATGACGGCCGCTGCTCCGTCAAGGTGACGATTCAGCCCGATGGCTTTGAAACCGGCTGGATTCAGCTCGACGCCCTCGGCGTGGGCAATGGGTGGGGCGTGGTGAGCGCGCCGCAACTCGGAGATGAGGTTTCCGTCTCGTTCGACGGTGGCGACCTGAATCTGGGCTCTGTCACGGCGCGGCACTTCAATGATGTCGCAGTGCCTATGGCCGTTCCATCGGGCGAAACATGGATCGTTCATCAGTCCGGCTCGCTGCTCAAATTCCACAACGACGGCACGGTTGAGATCAAGGCTGCCGCCGGCATGGCCTACACGGCAACGGTCCACCAGTTCCATGGGCCAATCACCACCGACAACACGATCACCGCAGCTGGCGATGTGGTTGCGGGCACCGTAAGCCTGGAAAACCATCTGCACACAGGCGGCACCATCAGCGGCAAGACCGGGACGCCTATTCCATGAATGACCTGAACCACTACGTCGGCGGCGATCTTTCGCTGTCTCCGACCGGGAGTCTGTCGCCTGTTTCCGGCATCGAGCGCGGCAAACAGCGGATTCTGCGACGACTGATCACCAACCCGGGCGATTACCTGTTCCACCCCGAATACGGCGCAGGCCTCGGGCAGTACGTCGGCGCGCTGATGAACATTACGGAAATCATCGGCCTGATTCGTGGCCAGATGCTGCTGGAGGACTGCGTGGCGCAGACCCCGAAACCAGTCATTTCAGTTTCAACCCAGAACGACACCCTATCCGTGACCATCAGCTACACCGATTTGCCCAACGGCGAACCGGTGACGCTCTCTTTCGAGGTAAATCGCTGATATGGCATCGCTTAATATCAAGGACTTCACGACCCTGGTGCGAGACCAGGTGTCAGCCATTCAAGGCAGGGCAGCTGGGCTGGTCGATTTCACGATTGGCTCATTGCTGCGTGCCATCGCCGAAAGCAACGCCAGTGTCCTGCAATGGCTTCAGCAGCTGATTGTCACGCTGCTGATCACCACTCGCGCCTCGACCAGTTCCGGGCCTGACCTTGACACATGGATGGCCGACTTCGGCTTTTCCCGGCTCTCGGCCAACTTCGCGACCGGTAGCGTCACGTTTTCCCGCTTCACTGCGACCACCGCGGCGCTGATCCCGATTGGCGCGCTGGTAGGCTCGACCGACGGTTCGCAACAGTTCTCGGTGACTGTCGACACCACCAACCCGACCTATAACGCCACGCTGGGCGGCTATCTGGTGCCGGCCGGCACTGCATCAGTCACAGTGCCGGTCATTGCCAGCACGGCGGGCGCCGCAGGCAATGCCCTGGTCGGCACAGTCACCGTGATCGTCGGCAGCATCAGCGGCATTGACACTGTGACGAATGTCGCCGTGTTCGCCAATGGCGTGGACGCCGAGCAAGACCCGGCGTTCCGCGCGCGCTTCATTCTTTGGGTGCAGTCGCTGTCAAAGGGCACGATGGCGGCCGTTGGCTATGCGCTGGCTTCGATGCAGCAGGGTGTCACTTACACGCTGACCGAGAATCAGGACTACAGCGGCAATACTCTTTACGGCTACTTCTATGCGGTGGTGGACGACGGCAGCGGGGCGCCTTCCAGTCAATTTATGGCGAACGCAGCGGCAGCCATCGAGGCGACAAGACCGCTCACCAGCCGCTACGGGGTATTCAGTACTACGCAGGTGACGGCAAACGTCAGCCTGGTCATCACCACCGACTCATCGGTGACGCACAGTGCAGTTGTGGCGCTGGTGGTGTCTGCGATTCAGGTCTATATCGCAGGGCTCAAGCAGGGACAGGTCCTGCCTTACACCAAAATCTCTACCATCGCCTACGCCGTCAGCCCGGCCATCACCAATGTTACGGCTGTGCTGCTGAACGGCTCAACGGCAGACGTCCCTGCAACCCAGAAGCAGGTCATTCGACCCGGCATAATTGGGGTGGCCTAAATGAGCGTCGGTGATCAAACGGATATGTTCGGCCGGCTGAAAAGCCTGCTCCCGAACTGGTTTGGCGACAGCAACCCGGTGCTGGATGCGCTGATCTGGGGTTACGCCGAGGCCGCTTCGTGGGGCTACACCCTCTATCTATATGCCAAGGCCCAAACGCGGATCAAAACGGCTACCGATAGCTGGCTCGACCTGATCGCGCTGGATTTCTTCGGCAACAACCTGGTGCGCTACTCGGCGCAGAGTGATTCCAGTTATCTGAACCGCATCCTGATCAACATTTTCAGGGAGCGGACCACGCGCCACGCCATGGATCAGGTGCTGTTCGACCTGACAGGGCGTCACCCGATCATCATTGAGCCGGCACGACCGCAAGACACTGGCGGCCTCGGCATCAACATGTGGCTCGGGGCCTCTGGCGCGCTGGGTTCGGTCGTTTCGCCGTATCAGGCATTCGTCACCGCCTATCGACCACTCGGGATGGGCGCCGGCAACTGGCCGGGCATCCACACCAACTGGTTCGGCCTTGGGCAAACCAGCGGACTCATTCCTTCAGCACAAATGACCCCGCAGGTATCGGACGCCGACATTGTGGCCGCGATCGAGGCGACCAAGCCCATCGCCACCACGGTCTGGTACCGCATCACCAGCTGAATCCAATCACATCACATCCATAGCCCGCCTTGAGCGGGCTTTTTATTGGGGATTTCATGGACAGACAGACCGTTTACCCAGGCCAGATTCTGCCAGAGACCGTATTGCTGCAGATGGCGAAGGATTCGATGATCGGCGTGGCCAAGCTGTCGTCGGCCCTATTCGGCACCAGCACCATGGCCAACGGCTTTGCCGTCACTCCGACCGGGCCTGCTTCGCTTCAAGTGCTTGTTGCGCCGGGCGAGATCTACAGCCTGACCAGCATCGACGCGACCGCTTATTCCAGCCTCGCTGCCGACACCACGCATTCGATCATGAAGCAGGGCATCCTGCTCGATGGTCTGACATTGAGCTGCCCAGCACCGGGCACCACCGGCCAGTCGATCAACTACCTGGTGCAGGCCACCTATCAGGACCTCGACGCAAACCCGGTCCTGCTGCCGTATTACAACAGCGCAAACCCAGCACTGCCGTTCAGCGGCATCGGCAACAACGGCCTGACACAAAACACCTCGCGCAAAGGCGCGGCGTTGGTGGCGGTCAAGGCTGGCGCGTCGGCCACCACCGGTAGCCAGACGACTCCAGCGCCCGATGCGGGTTACGTCGGCCTGTATGTCGTGACCGTGGCGTTCGGCCAGACCACAATCACCTCGGCGAGCATCAGCCAGTATGCATCGGCGCCGCTTCTGCCGGCGGGCCTGGTTCCTGCCGTTCAATCCAGCGCGATGACGTCTGCTCAGGATTTCGGCACCGCCAACACCTACAAAGCGAACTACACCCCGGCGATCACCGTGCTTTCCAATAACTTCGTTCTGGAGTTCGAGGTTCTGACGGCAAACACGGGCGCCTCAACCTTCAGCCCTAACGGGCTGACGGCCGCGCCAATCATCGGGAGCGCTCACTCCGCGCTGCAAGGCGGAGAACTTGTGGCGGGTGGCAAAGCTGAGGTGATCTGGAGTGTCACGCTGGGCTCTTGGGTCTTGCTGGGCTGCACCGGCGGCTCCCTCCAAGTTGGCACTGCTACCAAATCTCAGCACGCTGTCCAGCTCGGGCAAGTTGCGGCTTTAGTTGGCGGTGTGCGCAACGGGAAGATGAGCGTCTCCGCGGCATCAACTACCGCGACATTTACGGCCGATGAGCTTGTTGTAAAAACTGCGCTTGGTGGATCCGCGTGGTTACTTCCTTCGTTTAGTAAGGTTTGCAACCTCGCGACGACTGGCGCAGGCGGCATGGACGCTGGTACGGCTCCAGTGAGCGGGTTCGTAGCTCTCTATGCAATTTACAACCCGACGACTCAGGTGTCTGCACTTCTTGCTGTGAATGCTACGTCAGTCAAGCCGCCAGAAGTCTACGGCGGGGCTAACATGCCGGCAGGATACATCGCCTCGGCACTCGTCAGCACGTGGAAGACGAACGCAAGCGGCCAGTTTATTGCCGGATTTCAAGTAGATCGTCGGGTTATCCCGGCAAGAACTCAGGTATTAAACACCTCTACCGCCGCCGCCTCGCTGACTACGCTGTCGATATCCTCTGCAGTACCTCTCAACGCCTCGCGGATTTATGGCGAGACAGAAATAAGCAGCGGCGCGGGGTCTCTGAACTCGGCAATATTGGCGTCTGACAGTACCGGGGCGGGCTTTCAGTTCTTGTCCAGTTCGCCAAGCTCTTCGATCACAGGAAACTTCACTCTCAATTTGAACATCGCGCAAACCATGTTCTATCAGATGACGGTTTCCACTACGCCGGGTAGCTTCTCCCTTTACATCACCAGCTACGAGTTCTAATCATGGCCCAATATGTACAGTTCTCAGACACAAGCCAGAAGCTCGTCATTTCAGTTTTTGGCAATCCACAGCCAGATACGGACGCCTACCCAAATCAGGGCAGCGTGGAAGATGTAGATCCGCGATATTTGGCGTTCATAACTCCACCCGCTGAGCCTGTAGTTGATCCAGTCGACAAGCTTAAGGAATTTTTGGCAGCCAACCCCGATGTCGCAGCGATCCTCAAGTAAATCCCGAGCGCTGCGAGAGCTTACCTGTCACGCATCACAAATAGCCCGCCCAGTGCGGGCTTTTTTACGCCCGGAGAAACCCATGCTCAGTGGTGCCGAACCCATCACCAAATTCATTGGCGACGCCTTCAAGTTCGGCGTGGCTATTTCCGCCCCTGGCATCACCGACTTCAGTGCATGGGATGTGTCAGCCGCAGTACTGCTCCCAAGCGGCCAGATCGTCACGATGACGCGTACCTGGGTTGATCACGCGGCCGGCATCTTTGAGCTGTCGGCCGACACATCGAGCTGGGTGCCGGGCTGGATCAGCTTCAACATATGTTTCCTGACCGACACGAATGACCCTTTTTCGACTAACTCCAACTCAATCCTGATGGCGAAACGACTCGCCCCTGTGCCGGGAGTCGCTTAATGATCATTACTGCAACTATCACGGAAGTCGGCACGGCGAATAAATTCAACATCAGCACCAGCGAGGTTGCGCTGCGCGGTGAGTCTGGACCGCCAGGCCCCGCCGGCGCCATCCCTCAAGTCACCCTGGCGGCGCTGACCACCACGCATCTGGCCGCCAACAACTTCCCGGCCATGGCCTATTGCACCGATTCGTCTGTTCAGGATTACGTGAAAAGCACCGGCACCCAGTGGAGGAAGGACGACGGCACGATAGTGTCGACCGATCCGGGCGCAGTCCTTCCACCGACCGGCATTGTGCGTTTCTCGTCGCCGCTCAATCGCTTCCTTGAATATCCGCTGTCGCCCAATGCCGCCTATGTGATGAGCAACTGCAGCCGCTACGAGCAGCGCATTGGTTCAGGCGATCAAATCGAGCTGGGCGCGCGGGCGAACAACAACTTCCTCTGGCTGGGCGACGTTGAAAACCCAGGCAACACGCTGACCATCGTCAACATGTTCATGGAGGTGCCGGGCAAGACCTCGCAACGCATCACCTTCGGCGGCGCACACGGCACGACGTT